ATCTCCTTTGTTTTTATTTTGGAGAGGGCGGGGGAAGGAGACAAAACCCCGCCCTCTCCGCTTAAACCCCGGAGGGTAGAAGCCTAAAGCGTATCGGTCTTGGCCTTGATGGCCTTGAGCAGCGAGATAACCGAGTCTCCTGCCACTGTGTCCGTCTTGTTGCCGATTACGTCCCGCATAGACGTGTTATCGGCGGCATTCTGGGCAGGCACGGCCAGGTCGGCGTCGGTCGCGTAGTCCGGCAGGAAAGGGATGCCGCCTAGGAGATTGGTTGACGCCTCAGTCCAGTTCGTGCCGTCCCGCGTCAGATAGCACTTCAGGGTGTCCGTTTCGTAGCACAGCGTGAGCAGGGCAACGCTGGTGGGCTTAGTATCCGTGGAGAGGCCGTAGTATAGATAGGTGCTGATTTGCGTATAGGCTGCCATGCGTCACCCCTCTATTTGGCGAACTTGGTTGTTTTCTTAACGTGGCCTGCGCCCACCTCGACGTACTGGGTCAGGGCAGGGTTGCCGGATACGATGGCCTTGACCAGCTTCTCCAGGTGTATGGTGACTGTCTCGCCCTTTGCGGCGGAGAAGGAGTGGATGATGTAGTCGCCGTCCTCGGTGTGGGGCGATAGCGTGGTGGAGTTGCCGGCGGCGTCAAGGACTTTGCACTCGCCGCCCTCGGAGTAGATGGAGACGCCATTGGCCAGGGTCCCGGCAGGAGCCGCTGCGCCGTTGAAGATGTGCAGCGCATTATCGCCTACAGTTCCGGCGCGGTCAGCGGTGCCGCCGATTTTAAGGCCCTCATGGCCGGTGGGAATGCCGACGTAGCCTTTGGTGGCGTGCAGGGTGGAGGCGAGCACCAGGTTGCCATTCTCGGCGTCGTTGCCATAGATGGTATTGCCCTGCATCTGGAGGTCACAGCCGACATCGAGGTCGTCAGCCGCATTGACTGCCAGGGCGGAAATATCGGCATCATTGGCGGCGTTGCGCCAGGCGATGACGCCGGTATTAGCCAGGCGGATAGCGCCAGCTGAGGCGGGATTGGCATTGATAGCGATATAGCCCGCGCCCGAGAAGGTGATGTTGCCGGTGGACAGTGAGAGCTGCTGGGCGGCCAGGGTGAGAGTACCGGCCACAGTATGCGCGGCAAGGCTCGCCCCGAACTCGATGAGGTCGGAGGCGTTGACCTTAATCATATCAACGTCAGCGCCGTCAGCCGCATTGCGGGCGGAGGCGACGTAGGTGTTGTTGGCCACGCGGATTATGCCGGCGGAGGCTATGGTGCCATTGCCGCGGATGGAGCCGGAAGCGCCCAGGGAAACGTAACCGGCATCGGTGAAGGAGATGTAGCCGGTGGAGAGGGTGATATTGTTTGCGCCGCAAGCCAAGGCGGTCGCCGAGAAATCATATTCATCGGTGCCGTTGATGGCCAGGTGGATGGATTTGGTATTGAGGGCGTTCAGGGTGAGGTCGCCGGTGTTATCGTTGACCAGGTAGACCTCAGTGCCGGCTGGAGCTGTAGCGGCATTCAAGATGATGTAGCCGCAGTTATCCAGGGCGTTGGCCAGCATGTCCAGGACAGTGGCCGAGAAGGTGTACTCATCGGTATTGTTGATGGCCACGATGAACTGCTTGCCGGTGATGGCGTTGACAGTCAGGTCGCCGCTATTATCGCGCACGGCGTAGCAGTTGGTGCCCGCCGGAGCGGTGCCATCGGTGTCCAGGATAAGCTCGTCTACTGTCAGGGTATCGGCCACAGTCCAGGCGCCGCCGAAGCTGAGCGCGCCGGTGACGGCCAGGTCGCCGGTGATGACTGAGTTGCCGGTCACGGTAATGCCGCCAGCGGATACAGTTATGCCGAGAGAGGCGGTGACGGCCTGGGCCAGGGTGATGGCGGCGCCGGCAAAGGTGGCCACATTGGTACCCGCCACCCTGAGCGCTACCAGTTTGGCTACCAAGGCGTTGATGTAGGTGTCGCCGTCATTGTCCCGCACGATATAACAGGCGGTACCGGCAGGAGCGGTGCCCTCAATCAGGGTTACGGCGGCTGAGTTGTGAGCGCCCAGGTCGCCGCCTGTGGTAGCGCCTGAATGGTCGTGCGCGCCGAGGGCATGGACATGGTCAATAGAGGCGGCGGTGGTGCCGACGCCGATGGAGTTGGCGGTCGAGGTGCCGGCGGCGGCCATGTTACCCACGACGCCGATGGCAGCGCCGGAGGCGGCCTTTTCCGTCCAGGTGGGCGACGCCTGAGTGTTGGAATTCTGGTAGAGCTTGGCGTTGGTGGAATCTATGAGCAGGTCGCCCTTATTGGCGATACCCGCCAGGGTGCCGGAGGTGCCGTTTGAAGGCGCGCCGGCATTAACCCAGGAGCGGCGGAGCGCGCCGGGCATTATATTGGCGGACTCGTGAGAACCAGCCATTTATTTTTCCTTTTAAGCAGACGGGGCGGGTGTTACCCCGCCCGCGCTTGTTTTATTTTTTTAGACGCCGGTGATTGTGCAGAAGGCGGAGGTGCGGGTGTGGACTACAGCGCAGCGCAGGCTGGCCAGGACAGCCAGTTTGCCCTTGACGAAGTAGTCCGAGTAGCCGGAGGACATTTCGACCTCAACGCCCCGGCGCATGGCGATATAGGCGAAGTTGGAGTAGTCGCCGGTAATCATCGTGTTCTCGGCGCAGTCGGCGGTCTCCACGACAGGCACACCCCAGATGCGGGCCGGCCCAGCGGCCTCCGGTGAGCCGTAGATATAGACGCCGTCGGCGGTTTTCAGCAAGCGCATGGTCTGCCAGTCATTGGGGTGGGCGAACAATATGGAGGGCTCGGTGTAGCCTACAGTGCGGATTTTGGTGAAGCCCTTGTAGATGGCATCGGGCAGGGGGTCGCTGCCGAGCGCCTGGGTCTGGAGAGAGCCGCCGATATTGAGCGTGCCTTTGAGGGCGGGCGGGGTGCCGCTGCCGTTCAAAATCTGATAGCTCATCTTCTGGCGCACCATGAAGTTCAGGCGGGCGGTCAGGTAAGCCTCGGCAAAGGCCACATCTTCGAGCTGCACTTTGGAGGTGGGGATAAAGGTCGCCACTTCCTGGACCGGCTCGGAGGTCTCGGTGAGGACCAGAGCGGACTCAGGCGCAGCGGCGCCCTCTGATTTCTCGGCGGCGGAGTTGGTGAAGGTTGTCTCCAGCATGTAGACAACCGAGTTCTGCGTAGTGGGGAAAATAGGCAGATAATCCACTACCGCCGGGGGCCGCGTCGCTGACGGCACATACCCGGGCTGGCGCAGGTTTTCCGGTGCCCAGCCGGAGGTGGTGAAAAAGTCGCCCTTCGTTTCCGGGGCGAGCAGGTTCTTGCTGTCAATGTCCAGCAAGACGCGGGTATTGTTGTTCTTGGAGGCGGCGGAGGCCATGAAGAGCTGCCCGAAGGTCTTGGTCTGAGGCGTGCCGGCGTCTTTGCCGGGGAAGGGCAATCCGGTAGCGGGCTTGTTGAACTCGGCATTGAGTTCGGCGACGCGCCTGGCGGTGCTTTCCAAGTTGGTCGCTTTCGTAAACTCGTCGTGGAGGTCGCCTAGTTCCTTTTCCATCGCGGCAATCTTTTCGACCTTAGCGGCGGAGTCGCCGTCAATGGATTTAACCAGGCTCATATCGAGACCGGGCCCGGCCTCTTCAAAGACCTTGTGCAACGCCGCACTCTTGGCGGCCAGTTTTTCGGTGAGTTCCTTGTTAGGCATGTTTAGATACTCCTGATTTTTTCTTTTAGCGTTAGATAGCGAAGATACAGGCTTTCGACTTCAACCTGCTTCGCCGGGGCGGCCAGCAGGGCCTTGATTTCGCCGGAGAGGGTGTTAATCTCATTCTGCACCTTCTCCAGGCGTTCCCTGTTCGCCGGGGTAATATCGGTAGCCCTGCCCTGTGAGCGGCGTAAATCAGTAAGCGATTTAACCCGCCCCAGCCAGTCAGACACGGCAGTAAGCACCGCGTCCGCCTGAGCCTTGAAGGTCAGGCCGTCTTTATCGGATTTAATAGTCAGGGTGGCCGTGTTCATGCCCGCGCCCCTGAGCACCGGCGAGGCTTCAAACACGTCCAGCCTTTTCAGAATGCGATTGACATGGTTGCCCTCAAATTCGGTATCGGCCTCGAATTCCGCAGGCAGGAAGCCGTAGCTCCATTCCTGTAGATTTGGGGCGAACTTGACTGTCTCGTAGTGCTCGCGCCCGGTATCTGTAGCCAGGTTGAACTCGCCCTCAACCAAAACCTCGCTGCCTACCTCGTGTATCACGCCCTTGCCGACGGGCAGGGCATCCATCCAGGAGGAATGCATGTAGGCCGAGATAAGGATTTCTTTCCCTTCGGGGAAAGCGCCAGGCAGTGTCACATCGCCGTCTTTGTCAATGACGTTAAGCGTGGCAATGCGGGCGAGGAAGGTGCCAGGCTTATCTTCTTTTAGCTCGATGCCGGAGAATGATTTGCGTTCCATAATGGCCTCCAGAGTGTTTATTAGGCAGGGGTAAAAGTGCTATAATGAGGTGATTAGGAAAAGAGCACGGTGGCTTAAATGTGCTACCGAGGTAAAGGGTGATTGAGGTCATCCCATCGGGTTATAGGTGGTGTAAGCTCACTGATTACTCTATAACTCGTAGCTCATATCGAGTAGAAAACCGCCTAATCAGTGAAAGGAGAAAAAATGAATAATCCCCCACCTGAACCGAAGACTAAGTTACCGCCCGAATATGATGTGGCAAGAATGGCTATCGGTAGGGCAAACGCAGTAATAGCCCTGATGATTGGGTTTATTTTGGTCAGCCTTGTCGTAGCAGGCATTTTGTATCATGGAACTTGACTCACTCCGCGCCGCTATCCGTTCCATGACTCCCCGCACCCAGCTTTTCAAGGTGCTAAAAGAGGAACTAACGGCTTTGGGTTACTGGCGAAACAAGCCGCGCGGCAATCCGGCGAAGGGATTTAAGGTGATGAAGGGAGAGAAGAATGAAATTAATTGATTGGCTTACTAAGGAGATGTGCCCCAATTTCAATGGCAAGATGCGCTTAGCGGACGGCGACCCGCTCTATATTTGTGAGTCTCCCATGAAACCCGCAGGTATGCCCGACATACTCTCTAAAAACAACGAGGTTTGCGGGATGGATGACTGGGATAGATGCCCGCTTAATCCAAAACTGGTAACACCGTGCAGCGACAAGAAACATGCGCCGGAGGCACTTCCCCCTCACTAATCGGGCTAACCTTGCCATGCAGCGTCTCGCAGATAGGACACAGGCGTTCATCGAGCGCGGCATACCATTCCGTCTTTGTTACGCCCACTTCTTTATAGCCTTCAACCGCCCCGATGTTTGAGGCCGCGATAGTTTCCGTGCGGGCAATCCGCTCCGCCCGATAGGACTCGCAGAAATCAAAAACCGACTTGACCCGCTTGGCGAGGTCGTCTATCGTTTCACCCAGACGGAAGCCCTCGGCGAGCGACTGCGCCAGCAGGTTGGCCGTTTCTTCGCCTACCTGCTCAGCCGCCCAGCCGAGGCGGGTCTTGAGCCACGCAAGCGCCGCCTGATTGAGCACAGGCGGGATAGCGGCTTTGGACACCATGCCCCGCGCGTCCTGAAAAGCCTCGGCCATGAGCTGGGTTAGGGGCGGTGCCACCTTATCTTTGTATAATTTTTTAGCATTGCTGCGGTTCAGGAGATTATCGCGCTGGCCTGCATTCAGGTTAGCCAGCACCTCTTTTTCCTGCTGCCCGAACATGCCGCGCAGCGCGGGAATAATCCCCTTCTCGTAACCCTCAGCCTTCGCCGCGTAGGACTTCCAGTAAGCCTCTTTGCCCTCATCGCTGAGGGATTTCTTTGCGGCTTTGACAGGCTCTTCGTTATCGTTTGATTGAGGTTGCTCTGTTTGTACAGGCGGCATAGGCTGGCCGGAAGGGGTCGGCACGTCGGTGAACTTGCGTAGATAGAAATCCTGAGAATCATCCACCGGCGCGCCCGTCATGCGCTGGGCGTCAATGAGCTTTAGATAACCGCCATTCACCATCGCATTGGTGCGCTCGACCAGTTTATTCTCATCCTCCTGGAGGATGCGGATGTCCGACAGGTCGTAGCCCACGCGGTACTGTGTAATGTCATCCTCGAAATCCCTGAGCAGTTGGCGTTTCAGGACAGAGGCGATAAGGCGCTGTGTGGGGATAATATACGACTCATAGGCGGCCTCTCTCGCCTCGCTGTAATTGGCGTAGGTGGCGCGGTCAAGGCCGGCGCCGAGGCCAGCCACGATAGCGGGAATGCCCAGGACGGCGGTGACGCGCTCTTCCGGTATGCGCCGCAGAACCTTCAAGTCGAGTTGCTGTGGCGAGAAACCAAACTGCGTCAGGTTGGCCTTGCTGTGAAAGACAAACGGCTCGCCGCGTTTATCACCCGTTGTCTTTTCTTTGATTTTTTCCTTGATGGCCTCGGCATCCTCCGGATTAACCGATGTTTCGGGCGAGAACATAATGCCGGGCACGCCCAGGTTCTTTAGCAGCGCCGCCGTCATATTGGCGGCCTCATCGTCGGAAAAGACCTCACGAAAAAGTGATTTAAGCGGCGACAGCCCTTTGCGCGTATTACGGGAGTCAACGCCGTTCCGGAAATGCACTACGTCATCGGGCTTCAAATCAACGGGAGCGCCGCCTGGATAATACCTGTAATGCGAGATGAAGGTTGAGTTATCATAAGGCCACTGAGGTTCAATCATGTACGACGGCGTCCACCACAGTTCTACCACGCGCCCGGCGTTAGAGCGCACCTTGCGGTAATAGCCGTTGCCGTCAATCATCCAGTCGGCAATAAGCCCCATCTGAAGCAGCAACCCGTCATAATAAGGGTTAGGCTCCTCCAGCAGGTCGAGCATCTGGTGAGGCACCATTTCCCACTCGCCGCCATCGGCCATTTTCTCAACCATGAGAGGGGCCTCCGGGAATGTTCGCTGCGCCCAGCCCACGCAGGCCATGATGATAGCCGACTGCCAGCCGTTGACCTGCGCCTCATAGTCATAAGAAGTGCGCGGCAGGAGTAGCGATGTGCTGATGTTCTGCCCCGGCTGGCGGTTGATAGTAAAGCCCTTGCGGGATATGTTAATGTTAAAGTTCATGACAATCCCCACTTACTGGCCGAGAGTTTACCTACCACCGCATAGCGGCGGCTGTCCATCAGGTGCGAATAATTGTGAGTGGTTTTCTCGGTGAGCTTGCCGTCCTTGTCGGCGATGTAACGGAAGTTGCGCTGCTCCTTGATGCCGTCCAGCGAGTCCTCGGTCCAGAACTGCTTTAGCTGGCGGAGCTTCTGATGCCCGAACTCTACTGAGCCTTCGCCCTTAGGGCAGCCCTTGATATTCCAACCCAGCCGGTGCAGCTCTTCGATTGATTTAGGCTCGGCGGAGTCGGCAAAGATTTCATCAAAGTTTTTGCGTATGCCCGCCTGCTCCATCCTGAGCGATAGGTCTTGATTGGTGAGGTTTTTGGCGTAGATGATTTGCTGGCTATGAACCTCTCCGGGGAGTAGCACGTTGCGGGTTAATGCCGCCTCATCCCCTGCAAACCCGAAGTCCAGGCCGTAAACTGTGTCGCCATGTTCAGGCAGGGCGGTTTCTTGCTCGAAGTAGGGGTAAACAAGCCCTTCAACCTTGCCTATCCGCCCCAGGCCGTAGACGTTCCACCAGTTCGGGTCGCCCCGGTTGGACTCGATGTTTTTAACAACCTCTGGAGGCAGGACATGGAGCGCGTCGAGGTAAGTGGAGTGGATGTAGACGTTTTCAGGTTTGCCGATTAGGTGCTCGTGCGCCCAGAACTCGCTTGTCGGATTCCAGTCCATGAAGGTGAAAAGCTCGGTCCGTATGTCCAACTCGCGGAAGGCGTCGTAGGGGATGTTGTTGGCCTCATTGATGAAGAGGATTTTACGCCGACCGCCCCGGAGCTTGGCAGCGTCATCGGCGGGAAAGAACTCAATTGCCCCTTTGCCGAAGGTATAGATGTGGTCGCTCATGTTGTAGCGCGGGTTATTGTTGGGCGACTCATCAAGAAGAGTGAATAAGTCCCGGATACAACCGCGCTTTAGGTGAGGGAGGGACTCTGAGACGACACTGATTAAGAAGGGATTGCGGGCATGGCGGGCGATGAGAATTAGGGTTTGAAGGATGGAGAAGGTCTTGCTGGAAGAGGTGCCGCCTTCGTTTAGGCTTCGCCTAATGCCCTCTTTATGCTTTAGCCATGCTTCGGCGTTTTGCTGGTAGATTGAGGTTGTGAGGAATTGCATTGCACATCTACGTCCCCTCGCCGGACACGATAGCCTCGGTGAGCTTTTTGGCCTCAGGCGAGACCACGTTAATCTCTACCTTGCGGTTGTCAATGTTGACGGTCGTGCCATCGGAGTAAAGATTCTCCATTTTGTTCAGCTCAGCAATCGCTTTCACGGGGTCGTGCAGCTTGATGTCGGTTATCCGCTCGATTACAAAACCCATATTTCGCTGGCGGGTCTGAATGCTCTGGATGGCCGCTGAATTGAGCGAGTCACTATCAGCCGCAATGTGAACGCCATCCTCATCGGTATCAACAAAATCAATGAGTCTCGCCCTGGCTATCTCACTGAGCCGCTCCTTGCGCTCGATGACGCTCATAATGCGGGCGCTGGCCGCTGCCTCATTAAGTTCTTTTATGCGCTCTATAATGTTGATTTTTGTTGACAGCCGCGAGGCAATAGAACGCGCCCATTTAGCCTTGTAGCCCGCCTCAATAGCGGCCTCGGTCTGGTTCTTGCCGGTGAGGATAGCCTGACAAAAAAGCTCATGCTGCGTATTGATTAAAACTGCCATAGAATTGTCCTTGCCAATCGGTTTAAAAGCCCCTGCGGGCATTGTAGGGAGCGGGATTTGAGGCTAAATGCCTCTTTGTGCCTTAAACTGCCATGTCCTGCCATCATCTTGGTGACGCCAACAAAATGATGGAGGCCTGCTTTTTGATTATGGTGGCTGGCCGGGGGTGCGAGGGGGAGGTGAAGCCTCTCGCTCACGGCGGAGGAGTTACGCCGTATCCCCCGCCAGCCGCGTAATAGGGGTGAGTGGGCTGGTAATTTCCGCTCCCGTTAGCTGTGCAATACCACTTGGCTCTGCCTTCAAAACAAAGCACCCACTAGGGGCAATAAAAAAGCCGCCTGTCACAGCGGCTTGATTTAAGCCCACCTTACTCTACTGGCGGTTACTATCCGCCGATGGGCTTAAACGGAGCGGTCTTTTTTTCAGGCTGGAGACCGCAAGAACCATCCATTCGAGTAATCCAAATCCAGCCAGTAGCCTAGAGCACAGAACTTGGCTACACTGCCCTTTCACATCGCGCTCCTGCCCTTTCGGGTGGCTGGCTTCTTGATTGGTAATTTGGTGGAGCCCTCAGGAGTTTGACCTGACTAGGGTTGGCCTTGCTTCCTTCCCCGTTCACGGAATCCTGACCCCATGTGGGACATTATCCCTTTTGCTAAAGGGATGTGGCCGGCGTCTTTGCAGACTTTCCGACCTTAATAACCCATTTTAGCCATTTAGCCTCAACCTTGTCAAGCCCCCTGCTACAAATGTAGCAGCTTACGCACGGGATTGACTTTGCGAGTTTGGCGATTTTTCCTTAACCAGGTCTGGTAATCTTCTGCCCTGGCATTCTCTCCCTCGCAGTAGGCGCACACCCTGTTTATCCGCCGGTGAACGTCCCATACTTCAAGGTGGTACTGCCGGGCAATTTCACTCTCACGGCGCGGGCTGTCCTCTCGCATGAACACCGCCTCGACGAGCATCCCGTCCAGACCGCAGCGTCTTACCCTGATTGCTATTTCAGCCGCCACCTCGCAGGCTCCCTCAAATCCCGCCCTTAAAAATCTCGCTTTGCTGCATAGCTTTTCGGACGGCTTCGGGTCTGGCCAGGTGCCCTCCCGGAAGGTGTTGTAGCGGTAGAGGACATACTTGACCTGGTTGAAAGTGAAGTTCACTAAGCCCGCGCCTTCCTGAAATTCTTGCAGGTGTAAGAACGCTGCCTATGCCGATTGAATACTGGCCGAGATAGCAACCCCCTTGTCTGTGGCAATATTTTCTTGGAATATTGAGGCAATTTTTCAGGCGGCGGGCATTGATAAACTGGCGCATCCGCTAATCCTGAAATATTTATATTGAGCGGAATGCCGAAATCATGACATGTCGTGCTGTCCGATACCTTCCAATAAGGCGTCGCCGACGTATCGTCTAATGCCCCCCAGACTGCTATCAAGCCCGCGCCTCTCTGGACGGATTGGGCTTTTGTTTCATCTTGCGCACCAGCCCGGCGTCCGGCTCTTCCTCGACCGCGGGCAGCTTCGGTTCCGCCAGTGGGGCCACGTCAGGCAGCACCTTGTAGCGGGCATATTGATATTCGCAAAGGCGCTGCCGGGCTTCGGGGGCCAGTAAGTCCCACAGGAGCGGCATTATTTCACCACCTTCACCCTCGGCTGGGGTTGTCTGTATTTCGGGCAGCGCCAATCATCGCAGACATTAAATTCACCTATGAGCGGGCCGCCGCAGGCGCAGGTGGTGTTGGTGCGAGCGGGCTTCTTTTTGGGCAGGACCCCATTAATGAGCGCATTGGACGCCTTGTTCAATCGCCTTATATTGCGCTGGTATTTCCGGCTATACTCGCGCTTGGCCTCGCGCTTCTCCTCTTCGGTAAAATATTTGCGCCTGGCATCGGTTTTATTAACAGGCACAGCCCGCACAGGCCGCGTCTCGATGGGCTGGCAGCAAAGCCGCAGCACCTCATAAAACTGGATGCGGCTAAGGGGATACTCTTTGGCCTGCTTGCGCCTGCTCATGCTCGCCCTCCTGTAAAAACAAAAAGGCCAAACCCCCACCCGTTAAGGTGAAGATTTGGCCTCCGTTATTCGGTCAGCCGGGCTTAGTTCTTAGCTATTAGCTGTTCCATGTTTTTCTGATAAGTAACTGCTATCGGCATAATCTTGTGGTCTGCAATCTTAATGAGCACGCTGCCCCAGCCGTTTTTTATCACGGCCTCAATCTCTTTAATGACCGCCTGGGTCTCGGCTTCTGTCATCTAGCTAATTATAAGACCTTTGCCTGGGCTTTCCTATTTTCTGCACCGAGCCGCCCGGGTGAGTTCCAATAGGCTTACTGCGCCCGTAATCCGGCTTCATGTCACCATCTGGCTGGACCTCACCTGTCGGGCGCGAGTATCCGCAGAACCCCGCGCACCACTCGGTATAAAGCGAGTCGCGGAAGGTGCGCGAGCCACAGCGGGGACAGCGGCCCAGGCGTTTAACTGGCGGCGCGTGAACAAAGGTGCTGACGGGGATGCGCTGGGATGAGACTATCACTCCAGCACCTTCTCAATTTGCTTAACTCGGAATGCAACCTCGATAATGCCGCAGTCCTTATCTGGCGGCAATTGGCCTAAATTCTGATATTGATACAGCGTCGTTTGGTGAACTTTCCAAAGAGCCGCGGTGCGAGAACGCCCAAGTACTCGCATATCGGCGGCAATCTCCCCCATGTGCATCAGAAGCCATTTATGTTTCTGATGTTTTGTCATTGGGATTGCCATAGCATCGTTCACGGCTTGCTCTCCAACACCTGCACCAGCTCATCCCACTGAGATGGGCGCCATATATAGACTTCCACCACACCGCACGCTTTGAGGCTGGCTATTTTCTCTTCCTGGGAGTCGGTCAACTTGCCCTTCTCATTTTTCAGCTCGGCCAGAATGAACCGGCCAGGCTTCCAGATAACCATGTCGGGGAAGCCGCGCTCGCTGTGAATTGACAGCCAGGGATGATAAACCTGATAGCCCAGCGTCTGGGCAAGCTGGGTAACGTTGCGCATGAGGTCTTTCTCCGTCCACTCAATGACAGGGCGACCTTCGCAGCATGGCGGGCCTGAATTGCGGCGGGTCATGGCTTCACCACCCGCTTTTCATAATGGCTATCCCAGGCTTTTTCTAGGTAGCCGATAAATTCATCTACCGGGACAGTTAAGACAGCAATTATTTTCAGATTGCCGTCAACTTCAACCGCCATCTTTTGGCTGTCGAGGAAATAAACACCATTTTCTAATTTCATGGCTTCGCCTGCTTATCTAGCGGGCAGTCGGGGCGGCGCAATTTTGGACTGCCTTTTGAATGAACCCGCTTTAGAAGTAACGTTTTCCCACCTATCGTGCAAAATTGTGGGGTTAAGCGAAATCTATGCCCGCAATCCTTCAGGCAATACTTCTTTTCAGGCTCAGGGGTAGCGGTCATGGGGACACCCGCTTCTGTTTGTGAGTTTCGCATTTCCAGGGATAGCTTCTAACGTATTCACAGGTAACTCGCGCCACTTTGTCACCTGCTCGCAATGCCCTAGCGACTTCTTTGGCAATTTCTTTTTTAAGGTGTGGTTCATCGCAAATCGCTAGTGTTAGACACCCGCATTCTTTAGTAGCTAAATAGGCCATCGGCTCAACTTCATTCATTTCCTCTCTCCTTCTCCTTTAAGGCTGGGACAGGCGGGGGATTTAACCTTGCGGTCATATCTAACCAGCCTACCGCAGGTTTTTTTGTGTTCAGGCTTAATTTTTAACTGGACGTCCTGCAGCAGGCATTTATAACTAAGCCCAGACCATTGAGCGAATATACAATCCCCGCAGTATTTCCCGCTCGGTATCACCACGTCGACATGGCAGTTACCCTCAGTGTCAAAGTAGGTGTTCATACGGGCAACTCCTGGCGCATTGGCAAGTATTCGCTCACCGGCTCATCGTCCAGCCACCGCTTTAAATTAACTAGGTCAAGTTCTCGCTGGCAGTTAGCTACTTCAACGGCAAAGGTAATCCAGTCTCTTTTGTTGCTTCCGGCGTGTAAAGTTTTGATTTGCTCATAAGAGATTATCGGGAATGATTTATTCATGGGGCTGCTCCTCATAGGGGACAAATCCATCTTCCCACGCACTTACAGACATACAGACAGACATACAGATTGACGAACCGCCGTTAGGACACTCACCAGTTATAAACTTCTTTTGAGCAGCTTTTATATCTGCCGCCGTCTTTAGCTCGATACAGCGAGGGCAGTTAGAAACGCAGGTTGCACTCTCGCAGGTCTCGCATGGACTCTCTTTAGGGCATTCCAGCTTATTTAAAAAGGCGGCGCAAGGTAACATGGAGTCTTTAACGTGTTCGTAAGGCATTCTATTTACCCTCCTTCTGTGCCTGAATGCCCCGGATGCGGTAGTCCTCGCCCGTCATCTCAATGAAGTACCGCCCCTGTGTCATCTGAAGAAGGCGCGAGGCGAGCGGCGCGCCGAAGTAGTAATCCAGTTCCCGCCCCATAAGATTGGCGGCTATGGCGATATGCTTGCAGTTCGCCCAGCGATATTCCACCAGGCGGTAGTAAACTGTCTGCGTGGCCGGCGTAGCTATGACACGCCCGGAGTCCTGGTCGAGCTTCGCCGTCTTGCCGACATCGTCAACGATGAGGAGCGGGTAGCGGTTCAGGCGGGCGAAAAGGTGCAGCTCGTCATCCTGGCAGGCGTCCTTGTAGGTGGCGCGCACCATTGAGAGAAGCTCAGTCTCGTTGACGTAGAAGACGGGCGAGGGCAGCCCCCGGATATAAGGCAGGCCGTAGGTGGCCTCACCCGCCGAATATCTTTCCCAGCGAGCCGCCTCAGAGCGGGCCATCATGACACGAGCGATTGACGCGAAGAGGTGCGATTTGCCGAGGCCGGGCGTCTTGGAACACAGCACGAGCGCGAGGGGCCCGGCGCCAGAGAAATAGCCCTCCACAAACTCTCTCGCCCGCTCATAGGCTTTTGGCTGGACGCTCCGGTCATAGGTCTCAAAAGTAGCGTCCTTGAAGCGGCAACCCACAGCGCGGTCAAGGTCCTCGTTCCACAGCGCCCGCTTCTGCTCCGCGATGGCCTCAATGTCAGCACTCGCGGGAAACTGCTCCGAAGTAGTTTCCGGGCGCGTGTCCCGGATTGATTGGGGATTTATTCGTTCCAGTTCGCTCATTTTGTCTCTCCTTCAAGGGGAAAATTCCCGTCCAGTTATTTTTTATAGACTTATTAAGCACTTCATCCGGGTCATCCCCCGCGTCCCTGAATTTCATCAGGTCTTTTATCAAAAGCTCCTGGGCTCTTATTGTCGGGAAGGCTTTTTTAGCCCTCCGCATTTCTAAAAAATCATTCCAGGTATTTTTATTCAACCAAGGCGGTATTATTTGTATAAGTTTATTTTGTTTAAGTACTTTTACCCTTTGTGTGACGAGTGGGCTGCTAACTTTTGTTGACTGTTCTGCTAACTCTGTTGACTGTTCTGCTAACTCTGTTGACTGTTCTGCTAACTTTTCGGGGACTTCATTGTTGACTGTTCTGCTAACTTTTGTTGACTGTTCTGCTAACTTTTCGGGGAGTTCATTGTTCACTGTTCAACTA